CAAAACCACTATTTTCATCAAGTTTTATTTGTTGCCTGTTATGATTTTTGGATGGAACGAGACAAAATGTGGACAGTGCAAGTTAGAAAAGATGATCTACGCATGAGTTTTTGTGTTGACGCAAGAGACACGAAGCATTATTTCCAAGACAGAGAGTATGCGACAAACCACAACGGCAATCGTAAAAAAATAATACATTTTGTTGAAGAACATGAAAGAACCACAGAGAAAGGCACTAGTATTGTTAGGGAGCATATCAGGGGTGAGCGTCAGTTTTTATGGAACGGCTATCATTGTGATGTCAAAGCTCCTAAGTTTAAAAACGTATTTTCAATGCCTGATTTTGATGTTGGAGCTATTGTCGTAGAAAAAGACGACCCTCGACTCAAAAGCGACCAATACAGCGATTTAAATCAAGTTGCTGATAAGCTCACGCCTATGTTGGATGAAAAACAGCAAAACATTTATGAAAGTGCTTGATCTATTTAGTGAGGTGTTTTTATGCCAACAACAATGATGGTATCAACTGAAAGGGATATACAGGATTGTATGGAATCTATACGCAAGATTGTGAAGGATAAAGGGCATTGTTCGATTGCCTTTTCTTCCGCAGGAATGAAGTGTACTGACTTCTCACTTAGGGGTTTACCTCAGAACGCCTTAATGCACACATGGCTAAGAGAAGCTGCTGAACATACATTTGGGCATAAATGCACTGATATAGAATTAGAAAGTATGAAAAGGTATACTAAGACACGCTGTTATAGTGATACCAAACATTCTTTTTTGATTCATACCTTAATCAATCCTGAGACTAAGCAGAACAAGACAGAACTTACCTCAAGCAGTAAATGGGATAAGGGGGAAATGACCTACTTTTTGGATTGGATGCAGCAATTCTATGCAGAACAGGGTTTGATCCTAGAAGCAAAAGGCGAATACTTAGATTTAACAACGAGTCAAAACGAATGAGACTAACAGTGGAATTTAACGAAGAAGAAGCAGAAGAGCTAAAGGATATGCTCAAAAAAATAGCTTCATTACAGGAGATATTGGAGGAACTAACTGACCGAGTGTTAGAGGTTGCTGACGAGTTGGATAAATCAAAAGAGGACAAAGATAGTGCATGAGTACCACTGTGTGATAACCAAAATAATTGATGGAGATACTATAGATGTTGACATTGATCTTGGTTTTGATTGTTGGCTTCATAAGCAGCGTATTCGTTTGTATGGTATTGACACTCCCGAATCTCGCACTAGAGATTTGGAAGAAAAGAAATACGGATTGGCAGCAAAGGCATTTGTCCAAAAGTTCATACCCCTTGGGTCTACAGCCCTACTCAACACGAAGGAAAAAGGAAAGTATGGAAGATACCTGGGAGACTTTAAAGTGAAGAATCAATGGCTATGCACTGAGTTGTTGAAGCATAGACACGCTGTAAGGTACGAAGGACAAAGCAAGAAGGCAATTAAACAAGCACATTTAGATAACCGTAAACTACTTAAACTGTGAGGAATATATGGCAGAACATACGTTAAGTTTTAATCTCAGGGCTAACCCTAAAGTCAAAGAAGATTGGGATAAGTGCAAGAAGTTCATTGAAAACGACTTAGGAATTGAAGTCACCAATGCCCAGACGTTAGGCATGGTATTAAATTTCTACAAACAAGCTAGAGAAATCAATGGCAGTTAAAATAAACCCCGCAGACAAATGGTTTTCAAAGTGCATACGAGAAGCAGCCGAATGGAAGTGTGAGTGTTGTGGCAAGCAATACGAAGAAGGTACTTCGGGACTCCACTGTTCACATTACTTTGGTAGACGGGCCAATGCCCTTAGATACTGCCCTGATAACGCCTCAAGCCATTGTTGGGGCTGTCACCAGAGACTAGGTAGTAACCCTGACGATCATAGACAATGGATGGTAAACAAGGTAGGGGAAGGCATGATAGATATATTACGCCAGAAGCGTGAGGATATTGCGTTAGCCAAGTCTATTAAGAAGAACCTGAAAGATGTAGCCAAGCATTACAAGGCCGAATACGAACGCCTGAAAAGCCTTAGAATGGCAGGGGAGAAAGGCCCGCTAGATATTATTGAGTATTAAATATCTAAATTATAATTTCCTGCGTTGTAGGCTTCTTCTTTAATCGCTTTACGATCTTCTGAGTTTAACTCGGCAAACACTTTTGCCAATGATGATGTTATAAATTCGGGTGTAAATTCAGTCGGCTTAAAACCGCGCTTTTCAAAAGCAATCAACTTGCTTACAGCTTTTGGATTTTTTGATAGGTGATATAAAACAGCCGGAAGACCTAATATTGTAGTTGCGCTTGTTGCAGCCGCTAACCCTGCATTTCCAAAGTCTTGAGTTGTACCACCAGCAATGGCAGTTACACCAACGATTGCCCCTAATTCTCTACCGCGCAAAGCTAAAGATAATATCCCGCCTTCCGTTGATCTTAAAGAATCTCCAACCGCATTTAATACTCTTTTAAATTGAGGCCAATCTTCTTTATAAATTGCAGACATTATTTTTTGATTTTTTGGAGAATTAAATTTATTTACTGTAGCTTGATTAAAAATCTTTTCGTCTGTTAAGTCTCCAAACATATTTCTTGTAAAAGAAGCTCGTATTATTGATTTAACATTTTTTTTATCCCTTAAACCTTTAGGTAAAGTTTTGATAGCTCCGGCTTTTTCTAAAGCATCAAACGATTTATCAATACTTCCCATAAATTTGTTAATTTTTGATGAATTTCCCTGAGTTAAAAGTAAATTACCCAAAGCATCAAAATCACCTTTTTTTGCTCGCCTAAACTGCATAGCGTTTATTTCTGGCAAAATTCCCTCAGTTAAATCTTTAAAAGTAGAATTTAAGTTAGCATAATCTTTGTAAATGCTTGGAGCTTGTTTTTCGAGTGTTTGTTCTATTCCTTGTTTAATTGATTGCGATAGTTCTGTTAGCTCCCTGACTACTGTTGAGTTTTGATTTGCACCTCCAGGCATAGCATCATCAATATATCCATTTAAACGCTTTTGAAGATTTAACATTGTTTGCGCATTTACTTTTAATGCTTTCCCATCAGGTGAAATTATATTTCTAAACTCTTCAAATATTTTTTGTGTCTCTTTATGCAGGATTGAGCCTGTATCATCCATATATTTGTTTTGGAAGTCACCAATTCTAAACCCTATTGTATTTGTTGGAAAAATTGATTTGCTTGGTGCTTTTTTTATTATTTTTTCTAATTCTTCACCATAAAACTTGCTTGCAGCATTTCTACCTCCGTTCACTACATAAAAAAGAGATTCCCCTAAATCCCCAGAGGTCATTCCTCCTTTAGAAAATCCATCAATATGCCCTTTAATTATGTTTGCTGCTGCTTTTCTATCTGCTTCGTAACTCCTTCTTGAAATCATGCCTACTTCTGCTACTTCATTAAGCAACTTTGTCATAAATCCTACATCTTCTATCGCTCTAGGATTTAAACTTGACCCACCTTCCTCTAACATTTTTTGTGTTTGAGCTAATGAGGCTTTGGAACCTTGTGCGGCCTCTGAAACACCCATTAGCTGACCAAATTTGTCACCTAATGCTTTTGCTCCAGTTAAACGAAATACTGGTTTGATTAACTTTCCTGCCCCCAATGTTGCTACATCAAACCCACCCGATATTAAAGCCTCTTCCGCAGCTCCAACATAACTTTTTTCTTTGCCTTCAATTATGTCCTCAAGCAACTCCCCGCCAAAAGCTCCAGCCATTCCTCCGGCTATGCCACCTAAGATAGTTCCTACTGGGCCAGCCCCAAGAGTACCAGCAGCAGCACCAGCCGCTATACCACCTGTGATAGAGCCTAATGTTTCTAGCCCTTCTACCGACTTCGATTGATTTCTACTTTCGTACAAACTATTAATTTGCGAGTCACTTAAAGTTGATAAATCAATACCTAACAAATCTCTAGGGTTTGCCATTTTGTTATCCTTTTTTAACCTTTATCCAGAATATTTATAAGGTGCTACCCCTATACATATCTCTTCTTCTAAAATCTTCTGCCTCTCTTTGTTTTCTTTGTTCTTCTTGTAACGCTCTCCTTCGATCTTCTAAACCTGTTTCGTCATACGCCTTTCTTTCATTTGCATCCATAAAATCAAGTTTTGTTTTTTCTTCAAGATAATTGATGAATTCAGGATTTTGTATTTTTGAAGACCAATGATCGTTAAAAGTAACTACCTGATTAGTTTCTTTATTTATCATAGCTGGAGAACCATTATTGGCCCTTAAAAATTTTAATCTTTCATTTTCTTTTTCTGCCGCTATGTAGGATAATTTTTGCATACCAGCTAAGTAAGACGCTATCATTTCTGGAGGATAGGAATCATCAGGGAACCCTTGTTGAGCTAATTCAATATCTTTATCTGAAGCAGCTCCAGGGGGCAATCCATCCATTACCGCAGCATTTATAATTTTATTAAATCGTGTTTTTAAAATACTTATTTCATTTTGTGTCCCTGTTATACTTTTCCATTTTTCATTAACATTTCCTGCCATACCAGCTTGATAATTTGCAGCATTAAATTCTTGCGCTAATCGTTTTGTTTCATCTGCCTGTTCATATAAATCTTCTGCGTTTTTATCTACTTCTCGTAAGGCTGCTCTTGTTCTAGAGTCTATATCTTCTTGTTGGAGAGTTGCTAAATCTCTGCGTAAATCTAATTCATCTCTTTTGAGTGTTCTATCTAAATCGGCTTCCGTAATTTGCCGTTCTCGCCAATCCCTCAAATCTTGTTGCACTGTTTCATTAAAAGTTTGTTTTATTCTTTCAACATCAACTTGCTCTTGCGCTGTTTCTGCTCTTTTCTTTGCTGTTTCTGCTTCACTTTCCATTATTGATAATTGTCGATCTCTTTGTTCTTTAGCTGCAAGACGTTCTTCATCTGCGATTTCTTGCTCTCTAGCCGCTTGCAACAACCCTAACGACTGTGCAGGAAATATATTCTGTAGTTGTTTTGATAAATCCCTTAGACCTTCTGGAGTGTTAGGATCACCAGCCATTAAAGCATCTGATAACTTTTGAGAGGAATCACGCATATCAAGACCTAGCATACCGCCTAAGTTTTCTTTAACGCGATCTTGGGACTCAGCAATATTCATAAACGTAGCACTAGCCAAAGGATTTAATAAAGAGGCTACGCTACCTCTAGGAGCCATAAAGCTCTGAGCTTGGCCTAATCTTTCAAGCATTTGTCTTTGTTGTCTTTGTTCAGGAGTTTCAATAACATCTCTAAACAATGAAGGTATATTTATAGCCATTATTGTCTCCTAAAAAACTGGGGTAACACCTGGTACTTTAGATAACTTAGTCAAGTCTAGTATATCTTTAAAAATATTGTTTCCATCACCACTAGAAGTCGTAGTAGTAGTTGTACCACCACCCTGACCTGCCCTTTCAGCAGCCAACAAGTCAAACAAGCCTTTGTACTGTTGCTGTCTTAACGCATTTTCCAATGCCCTAATGCCTAAATCAGCTTCTAGGCCTGATTCTGCTAGACCGCCAAACAGTTGACCCCTACCTAGATCGAGAGCTACCTGATTTCTATTGAGTTGCAGCATAGGATTCAAGGCCGATAACAGTCCTGCCTGTGGTGTATAAGCAGCAGGTATAGCCTGTAGTCCTAATTGTCCTGCTAGTCCTAACCTACCCCTTAATTCCTGCAAGCCTTGTAGGGTTTGTTGAGAACTTAATGCCTGTTCTGCCCTAGCTTGATCCATAGCACCCAAGACATTACGGCTTCTTTGTTCTTCAACAGCTTTTGCTAGTGCCAGTTCTTCAGGTGTACCGCCAAACATAGCCGATCTAACACCGCTACGGCCCTGATTAACTAACCTTTGCTCTAAACCTAACCTAGCCCTTTCACGTTCAGGAGCTTGTATTGCTTCTAACCTGTCAAATAGCTGTTGTTCCCTAGTAGCCCTAGCTTCAGGGGTTTGGGTTAGCATATTAATTAGATTAGTTTGTTCTTTTTCTCGCTCTTCAGGACTGCCAAGAATGTTAAATGCTTCCTGACTAAATCCTAATAATGAGTTTTGAAGGTTTTGTTCGGGCTGAGTAAGCTGTAAATCAAGACCTGTTGGCTTTGCTACCGCTTGTTGTCCTGTACCTGTAGTCACAGTAAAAGGCTTGAATTGTGTTTGCCTGTCTAGCTCACCAAGAATACCGCCTTCCATTTCACCAAAATATTTATCGCCCCTAAGTTGGGTTTGATAGCCTCGCCTAGCTTCTGCTAAATCGCTTATACCTTGCTGACCCAATGCAGCTTGACCGATAGCCCCTAAAAGACCTGCGCCAGTGCTTCCTAAAAAACCACCAGAATTTTGACCAAATAAATTCTTACCAAAATCTACAACATCAGCAAAATCGACCATTAGTAAGTCCCTCCATCTATTGTGCCAGTGAACGTGCCTGACACCGTGAGGTCAGCAGCCGTTGTAGTCCCAGTAAATGTTGGCCCAGCCGTGTCTGCTTTCGTTGAAACTGCTGTGGCGATATTGTCAAATTCTGTATTGACTTCTGTGCCTTTGACCAACTTGGCAGCATTACCTGATACCAAAGAATCTTTAACAGCAAAGTTTGTGGTTTTTGTATAGTTGGACATTAGACTACCCTTCCTAACAAAGCGTGTACGTTGAGTTGTTGTATCGCTATTGACTTACCATTAACTGTAGACTCTACACCGATAGATACTACAGAACCAGAACCAGAAGTATTAACCTTCTGACGATTAACCAAATTTAATGAAGACGCATATTCAGCAGTCGTATTGTATTCACTGATATTATACTGACCCGCATTGTTAGCAGGTAGTGTATATGCCTGTTTTTTATAGGCATTTGTATAATCATACGCCCAGTTTAATACAACAGTGGATTCTGCCCCATCAAATGTAGTCAGATTAACCTTCTTTAAAAACTTTAAAACACTACTGT